GCTGTAAAATAATCATGTTCCCAAGCACGATAACGAGGTTTACATAATTCACGAACACGAGCCCATCCACCAGATTGATTACCATCTTCCAATTTATAATTAATTGGTTCAATTAAATTTTGGTCTCTATAATATTCATTGTAAATACACTGATAAGCAGCGAAAGGAAACATAGAAATGTCTTGATCGGTAGAATTATCAGGTGGGGGAGGTACACCTAAATAATCAGCTAACTTATAAGCATCTTGCGCTTTGGTAGGTATAGCGAATTGAGGCTCGAAGTGAGATGTAGCCAAAGTAGGTAACGCATAATCTAAACCAGTACCATTAGGACCATTATTTGTAATAAACTTTTCCCAATTATCCCATAATATACGATTAGGTACAAAGAAATAATGCATAGTAACATCCATACGATGCATAACTGGAGCAGTCATAGGAGCAAATCTAATAATTGATTCGCAACCAATATCGAATTTATCACCAGGTACACATTCTAACGCCAAAATAGGCGTAAGTTCTCCCATGTTAGTAGATAACTTAACATCATGAGTAAGGTCAAAGAAATTCTTCTTAGGTTTCTTTAACTGAATTGAGTTAAAAATATTTTTTGCCATAATTATAAACGGATTCCACCGCGTGACATGTAATAAGTACGTGAAACTTTTCTCTTGCCGTAACCTTTACGACCGTAGGACTTACGTCCTTTGTAACCTCTACGATTTCTCATTTTCTGATTGTTTAATATGGTATAATGTAATTTGTAATAATGCACACATAGTATCTAACCTGGAAGCAACCAAGGCTTTATTAGAATCAGATAAATCCTGATTCTCTATAGTCTTAATAGACTCTTGAATAAACTCAATAAATTTTTCCATAATTATTTGAATAAACCTCCAATACCAGGTACTAAACCTAATACTTTCGTAACTAAATTAACAATATTATTAATATCCTGGTTATTAACTTGAAACTCTTTAAGTTTCTTTTCAAAATCTAATATATCACCAGTTTTTTTTAGATTTTCAATTTCTTGTTTAACCTTAAGTAAATTTTCTGAAGATAAATTATTCATAGATCCCTGACCTTTAATTTGGGCTTCCAACATTTCTTTTCTTTTAGGAGCCATCTCCGTTAAATCATAATAAGAAGCACCAGCATCGGTAATAGCTTTATTAGCATTAGATTTAGCAAGATCATTTAAATAAGGAATATCAGCAGTTTTTTTCATAACATCCAAAGATTTAAGTAAAACATCTTGTTTTCCAGACTCCGCTTGAGTTTTTACTGCATCTATTTGAGCAGTTTTAAGTTGTGAGTCATAATAAGCATTAAGAGCCATACCAGCGGGCTGAGCAAGATCAACTTGAGGAGCAGTCGGATTATACGACTGAGGACTAGAAGAACGAACGACAGGACTATTAGACATCTGACCATATATAAGATTAGGATTAAGGCCAGCTTCTTTAAAACGAGCCATTTGTTCTTTAGGAGAATTATAAGCATTTTGCATATTCCAATCTGCAAGTGCATCAGCACGTTGCTTATCATACATTTCTCTAGAATAAGATAACTGAGAACTATTAGTACCAAGCTGAGAACCAGCATTAATAATAGAGCCAAGTAATCCAGCACCACCAGCAATAAGACTGGGAGTAAGTGAGGCAGCAGCAGGAGCTGCACTAGAAGCGGCAGCAGCCGCTAAAGGTAATAAGAATGCAGGCATATCTTAGTTTTTTTTTGTTTTTTTTGACACATTAAAAGTAGTGTTTTTATTTCGTTTTTAACTACACTACGTTCCGTTCTTTACTCAAATATAACACTTTTTTTTAAATTAGTGTCAATTAGCACTAATATATCAAGGTACATTAGTGCATATCGCCCCTAATCGGGGCTTTTGACGAACAGAATCCAGGGCATAGCCCTTACGATTCCGTTTCGTCGGTTTTTTCAACTCGTATCGAGTTTTCCACAGAGTTATCCACATTGTTGATAACTTTTTTTCGAGATTTAACTTGTTCAATCTCTTGTTTAAATTGCTCAGCAAGTTCTTGACGTTCAGCTAAGTCAAGAGTTCGAGGATCAGGTAAGTCGTCTTCCTCATCATAATAATCATCAAGGCGACCGCCTACAGGTAGACCCCTTGAGAATCTCTCGAGTATAGTTCTAATACTCATAGTTTGGTCAGGAATAGTCATAGAAGGCATAGTAAAAGATTTATATTGTTTTGGAAAATCTTTTGCATTAAGTGAATTTTTAACTTTCATATTTATCAAGTTTATCTCTACCCATCTGGGTATTTTTATACATTTTAGTAAATGAATTTTTATGTCTTTCTACCAAGACTTTTTCGGCATAATCGCCAAATTCTTTAATAAGTTCAAGTTCAGCTTTAACAGCTTCATCGGACATAACGACTTTAAGGTGATTATTAATTAATAACTTTTGAGTATCTGAATACATTTTATCCTTATAATATCTAGGCATTGCAATTTTTTTACCATCTAACATAGGAACATACATACGATTTAATAAATCATTTTTATGCCAATTAACCATATTATCAGTAATATAATTAGCACCTAAACCTTTTGACATTAAAGAAAATTCTTTAACTCTATCATCATTTTGGTGTTTAGGGATTTTACCAGGCTTCTGCATATACTTCAAAGTATAACCTATAGATGCTTCATTAACTTCGCCAATAAATATATTACCAATAGGCATACGCCCACCGCCAGTTTTATAGAATGACCATGCTTTTTCAACTTTTTCAGGATCAGCATTAAATAATATTAAATGATAATGAGGGCGGTCTTTAACACTTCCATATTCACCACATGCATAATATTTGATTTTTCTACCAGATAATTTACGTAAACGTTTCATAAATAATTGCAAATCACGTTTATCTAATGTTCTAAAACCATTTTTTGTAAAAGGTAAATAATAACCATTATATGTTAAAGTAACAAATAATGCAGTTTCAGAGCGCTCGCCCTCTTTCATCAACCTAAAAGACCATCCCGATGTTCTCCGTTTCATACAATTAGGACATTTACCACAAGGTAGCGCCATCCATTGATTTGTAATTTTATCTCTAACCTGAAACGGAGTAATACATCGAGAACTCATTAAATAGTTGGTGTGCCGTATTTAGGCATTGGGCGCACTGCCTTAATCTTATTTAGCACATGGCAATATAATTTTTGAGCATCTGGGTCAGTAACAGCAAATATACGTTCTGTTTCCGCTGGAGTACATTCAATAAACTCCTTAGATAAAGTAGGTTCGTTATCAAAAATACGACCTAAATGCCAATAATCCAGAGAAGTACGGAAATCACCAGCAACACGAGAAGGCATATATTTATACTCAGCATAACGAGGAACATAACCGAAAGTAGTGTCTTTATTTGCGGTATAAGCATATAATTCTTGCATTTTAACTTCTTGCTCACCAATATTTGCAAATGATGGCCAGAAATAATCTAAAGGATCTAATTTTAAGAAAGTACGAGGAATACCTTGTTGATAGGCAGTCTTAGGCATAACAGACATAATACCAATAATATAACCATGTTCTTCACAATAATAAGAACCTGAACGACCAGAAGATACAGAAATGCCATGTCCAGCCATATTACCTTGAGGTAATTGGTCTTGTGTACCGGAAGTATTTAATACTTCACTAATAACTACTGGAGTTTTAACACCAGTAATATATTCAGGACGTTGTAAACGAGAATCTGAAGATTTTACTCCAAAATGAGATAAAATACTTTCAATATAACGAGTACCTCCACGAGCATTTTTTTCTAACCATTCTTGTAATCTATAAGCACGGCGTAAATCGTTAATAGTAGTAGGTTCAACCTCTAAACCATCAACACGAGCCCACATATCAGTATCAATATCAGGACGTTCGTCTGAAATTAAATTAACATTTGTAGGAGTACCAGTAAGAGTTGTTGAACCAGTTCCAGCAAAATTACCAAATATAGGTGCATCACCATTAACACTTCCTAAAGGAATATCTACAGCAGCGCCTTTTTGAGCAAAAGGTAGTGAGGCTGTAAAATAATCATGTTCCCAAGCACGATAACGAGGTTTACATAATTCACGAACACGAGCCCATCCACCAGATTGATTACCATCTTCCAATTTATAATTAATTGGTTCAATTAAATTTTGGTCTC